CTGTATTATCGGTATCATTTTTATTTATATGTCTTTTCCACTTATGATAACCATTTAACCAATCTTTTTGTGAGATTGTGTTTATTCTACTTTTGATTGATTCACATAGATTAATCATTTTGTTACATATTTTATAAATTATATTATCAAACATATTAGCTTCAATATATCATATTATACCTAATTTGTCAAGTGTGGTTTTGAAGTCTAGGTATTGTAAATTTCTAACATCTCTCCATTCATCTACAGGTTTGCTAATATTATCTTGTCCCTTTTTACCTTGTGGATTTACTTTAAAAAAGTTCACGTGTGGATATTCACAAAATAATGTTTTCCATTGTGTCTTCCAATTAACAGGTGGTATAGGTTTATTTTCTGGTAATCCATAGTGTGTAGTTCCTTTGTACATATTGTTTATTTGATGTGTGTTACTTTCTAAATCGTGTCCTATGAGATAGACTTCTTTGACATCTTTGTTTTGTATTAATGCGATACGACCTGCAGTTGCGCCAGCAGCATATCCCCTATCTTTTTCACCCTCAACTAAATCGTCTAAACTATGTGATTTGTCATTTTCATAAATCCAACTTACAAATGCACTCTTTTGATTAATCTCTTTTTTAACAACTTCAGGTTCTTTGTCTTTACCTTTTCTTAACACACCTACAATACCATTTAAACTGCTACCGTGAAATACAAACTCTATTGCAAATTCTTTTTGTGATTTGTTTTGTTTTAGTACATCATACTTTTCAAAGTCATTTACTTCTTGTTCACTTACATTTCCAAAGACTGTTTTTTCAAACATCATCTTAGGTAACTTTGTCCAGTTTCTTAACCAAGTTTCATTTTTTTGACAATAACCACTTTGATATATTTCGTGCATTATACCATTATCAACTGCTACTAATACATCTGGTTTGAAATCTCTATACAGAGCGTTGCACCCGTATATTTTACCTACTGATTTTAACTTTTGTAAATCAAAACTTTGCCGACTTTCGCCATTACCTATACAAAATACTTTATTCGCCATTGACAAATATTTCCTTCATAATTAATTTACATTCAGTTACATTAAAATTTATGAATGGTCTTACTCTGGTAATCTTAGATGCGATTTCAGGCCACACAACTTTTTCTTTAATTTCCAAATTCCAATTTTGCACATACGACAGGAAGTGCTCAAATACAACTGCCGTTTGATAGGATATTTTTTTTTGAAGAAGCAATCGTAAAAACCTTGGATGCTGTCCGTCACTAGACTTAAAACCATTATCGAAAGTAAGATTATTACGAATAAAATCATCATTAATGTGTACACAGTCACTTCTAAAATTGTAACTAAAAGACTCTTTACGTTTTTTAAAATCCAAATAAACATCTTTTCCATCATTTTCTAAAAGATTACCTACCCATTTTTTACTATCAGAAAGAAAGTTAGAAACAAAAAAATCAAGTATTGCATCTTGTTTATATTTTGTACTTAGTTTATGAAAAAAGTATCTATCCTTTCTTTTTGTAAAACTATCAAGGGTTGCGTTAACTTTTCCTCCATACTTTATATAGTCATACGTTTTAGTGGTAAAATGTAATTTAACACCAAGATAAACTTTATATACATCAAATCCGCCATACATAACTACACAGGTAATTTACCTGCTGGAGGACTATTTAATAATCTTAAATCAACAGCCTCTACTTCTATTTTTTCTTTTAATGATTTACTTACTAGGGAACCTACTGTACCAGTATCAATATCATTTTGTTCGCAATACCAAATTACTGCGTCCATATATGATACTTTTTTTTCTTTAACTACTTTTTCAATAACTAAACTAAATTCTTTTGAGTTCATAATATACTTTCTTTTTAGGCGGGTGGGGAGCCTTGCCTCCCCAATAACAAGGTACCCGCCTTGTGGTAGTGATGATAGGATTGGTTACCTACAAAGCCAGTCTCCCAGCCTCTCTAATGAGTGCGTATAGTTCCGCCACATCACTCATTACATTATACCACAATTTGGGTACTTTGTCAATAGTATTATATTAGAAATAATAATAATCCTATTAAGATTACACTAGGTAAAGCACTTAATAGTATTACATTATTTTTCTTTACTTTCTTTATACCGTAAGTGATTGTTTTCCACTCACAATAATTGTATGGCCACATATTACTTAGATTGACCATTTAGATGAGGAAAGAAAGCCTTTACTGTATTTTGGTATGCTTCAGCAAAAGGTTTACTATTTTTTAAACCTTCTTCATAAAGTTTTTGACCAAAACCTTGGTAGTCTTTCATTACATCACCAGACGTTACAAACTCATTGAATTTTTTTGCTGTTTCAATGATGTCTTCTGCTGACATAGTAGGAGCTTTAAACTCTTGTACTACTTGTTCACCGTCTTTTTTGATTGAATATTCAAACTCTTTTACTTTAGCTTGAAAATTGAAGTCTGCCAATTGTTTAGCTAGACCTAATAGATCGCTTCTGATTTCAAAAGCGTTTTTTGTTGTATTTGCCATAATATACCTCCTTTGTGTGTTTGTGTGTATATAGCGTTTTATTTATAATGATAAGTTTTTACTTACCATATAAGATTATATTTTATATAACCTTAATTCTTTTCTATTAATTCGCAGTTTGCTTCACTCGCAGTTAAACCTACTTTTTTATCCCATATCCAAATGTAAGAATAGACAACTTGATTGTCTTTTTCTAAACATTTTTTTCCAAATGATAATCTAGGTTCTTTAATGCTACAAGCTGTCAACAAGACACTTGCTAATAATATTGTTAATAATGTTTTCATTTTTCCTTTTATGTATTAGGTTTTAAGTTTTCTAATACTTGCATTTTATTAAATGTATGATATAATATACAAGTTTCTATACCATTAGGTACATCAACAGTTACCAATGTTTCACCTTTATCATTTTCATAATAAGTTATCATATAAACTGGTTCACCCTCTGGATCACTTGACTCTCTACCTAAACTTAAATGTTTAGGAGTTAACTCATTGTAATCTATATAATTCTGAACATCTTCTGGCGTACCACAAACTGCTGGTAAGTTTCTCCAATGAAATGGTTTATATTCTTCTGCATATACAAATGTGCACAATAATATTAAAATTAAAATTATTTTTTTCATAAACCCCTTTAGCTGTTAAGGTCGCAAGCAGGATTAATAAATCACCTTTTTAATTACTTCGTACTTTTGACTTTATCTTTATTTTGTTCTTCGTAATATTTATAAAAGTCTTCAATTGATTTCATCAATTTTGGCATATATTCCTTCTTTTCTTTGATATATGATGTAACTGTACCATCTTCAGCAGCAAGTAAAACAACAACTTGTTCTATCTCTTTTCCGAAAGTCTCCTCATACATTTGAGCATAAGCCGAACACTGCATAAAGTAATTTTCTATCCAATTTTCTTTTCTTTCTGAATTGGCTGTCTTAAAGTCTATGACAGATAGTTTACCATTATACTCAGCTACACAGTCAACTTGACCAGCAATAGTTAACTTAGGACTGTACATAATAGTTTCTAATAAGTGAACATTATCTATCTGGTCTACATATGGTTTTAATAATCTAAATAAACCTAATGGTAATACACCTCGTTCACTTGGTGTTTCGCCTTTGATATATTGTTCAACTAAAGTATGAGTTGCTTTACCTCTACGAGCAGCTCTACCCATTTCCCAATCAGCAACTTTCTCGCCAATCTTATCTCGCCATTGTTGTAAATCTTGTTTTTTTTGAATACCTAAAACGGTAGTAACTGACGGATAGGCTTTACCATCTATTTCGTAAAACCTAAATCCATCAATTTTCTTTCCTACAGTTACAGGTAGTTTTGATTTGTTTAAATCAATAAAATTGAATTTTTTTGCCATAATCTATATAATATATCATAATTTAATAAAATTGTCAAGTCTTAAATACCTTTTTCACTCATCATATTATTAAGTTCATCTTTTGTAGGTTCCTGATTATTGTATTTAATGTAAGAGTATTTTTCATACTTTGTCTTACCATCTGAGTCTCTATATGCTCTTAAAAACTCTTTACGATTTTCTTCAGGATTTTTATAAGAGCAGTGAACCCACCCGCTGTTTTTATCTTCAGGATTCCAAAACTCCAATATCATTTGGTCATAATCTAAGTTCTTATCAATCCAATGAGCCAGTTCCTGATTACTAACTCCAAATATTTCAAAATCCGCAGCCTGACCACTAGCATGCTGTGAATTAATAGATGAGCCAATTCTCGTACATAATAGAGCTGATCTAAATCCACTTGATACCGTTACTGGCATTCCATAATGATCACGGACTGGTTGTAGCACATTTTCACACAATCTTTGTAGTGCTTCTATTTGTGCCTCGCTAGGGTTATTGTTTATACCCTCTCGTTCAGCGACCTGGCTTTTAACCATTTCACTAAGCGTGAAGCTTTTGCTTAATCTCATACAATTTATCCTTT